TCACTTTTCCCCAATAACCGGACGATCCAGTGTCGGGCTGATTTGTACCTTCCTGTCGTAGATAAGCACCTGGCTTTCTGTTTTGTGGCCGCTGAAAATCTGCTTATCCCTGCTACTACCCTCAAAATCTGAAATAGCTTTTGCCTTGATATCGTGGAATGTGTAATCCAGTTGTCGGCCCAGTTCACTTTGTGCGGCGCGTACAGCTTTTAACCAGCGATTATTGAACGTCTTGCGGATGAACTGACCACGATCGTTGTTGTAGAGAACCAGCGCGTCAGGTGACAGTTTTGGACATTCTGTCTGTGCTGTTTTCAGCGCTTGCTGAAGGCGGGGAGTCCAGACCTTAATCTGTTTTTTTCCGGTCTTTCCTTGCTGGATAAAAATCCCCTTATCAGAAATTTGCATCCAGCGCAGAGCGAGTACGTCAGCTTGCCTGGCGGCGCACAGGTAAGAAATTTCCATTGCAGCCCTGACAACGTGATCAGCATGCTTATAAATAGCCAGGTAGTCTTCGTCAGTGATGTATTGCTCGCGAGCCTTATACCCATTGCTCGACAGCAAAAAACAGTCTGATCAGGAAGAAGGTACTGATTCAGGAAGGCCGCAGGGTTGGTATGAATATCCATATTTCCGAGTGGCAAACTAAAAATAACGGATTCTGCAAAACATTAGCTAAACCTGCTAAGAAAACCTTAGCTGAAGTTGCTAACGCACCTAAGCAGAAGTTGCTAACCACAAAAGACAAACTAACAAAAGACAATATTAAAAGATCTACGTCCGAGAATTCTGACGAATCCTCTGACAATCCAGGAAAGAAACCTCATGTTCTAAAACCAGAAGCGGCGATTCAGAGAGGCAACAAGTGGGGAACTGCTGAAGACCTAACTGCTGCCGAGTGGATGTTTGACCTGATAAAAACCATTTCTCCATCAGCCAGAAAACCTAACCTGGCAGGATGGGCTAACGATATACGCCTGATGCGTGAATGTGACGGACGAACACATCGCGACATGTGCGTGCTGTTTCGCTGGGCGTGCCATGACAGTTTCTGGGCTGGCAACGTCATTAGTCCGGCAAAGCTCCGCGAAAAGTGGACTCAACTCGATATCAACCGCAACAAGCAACAGACTGGCACAACTGCCTCTAAGCCAAAACTTGACCTGAATAACACTGACTGGATTTACGGAGTGGAGCTATGAAAAACATTGCTGCGCAGATGGTTAATTTTGACCGTGAGCAGATGCGCCGTATTGCCAACAACATGCCGGAACAGCATGACGATAAGCTGCAAGTTGAGCAGGTTGCTAAGGTCATCAATAACGTGTTTAGTCAGCTTATGGCCGCGTTCCCTGCTACCACGGCTAATCGCAGCCAGGCCGAGATGAACGAAATCCGGCGCCAGTGGGTTCTGGCTTTCCGTGAGAACGGCATCACCACCATGGAGCAAGTTGCGGCCGGAATGCGTGTCGCCCGCCGTCAGGAACGTCCGTTTCTGCCATCGCCGGGACAGTTTGTAGCGTGGTGCCGTGAGGGGAGTGGAACACTCGGGGTCAGTGTTGACGACATCATGGGCGAATACTGGCGCTGGAGAAAGCTGGTTTTCCGTTATCCGACAAGTGAGCAGTTCCCATGGAGAGATAAAAATCCGCTGTATTATCACGTCTGCCTGGAGCTGCGCCGACGTGGAACTGAGGGGCAATTAAGTGAAAAGGAACTTATCCGGGCCGCTGGCGACATCCTGCATGACTGGGAAAAGCGAGCTCTTGCAGGTAAACCCATACCGCCTATTCGTCGCGCTTTAGCCGCGCCGTCGCGGGATCGCGGTCCAACGCCAGCCGAGATGCTAATGGCTAAATACAAACAACGCAAAGACGCCGGTCTGATTTAACAGGAGCAACCAATTGAGCATTCTCACCATTCTAGATGTCGGTCTTGCCTTAATGGGGTGGCTGTTCATCATGTTCAGAGCGGTCAGTGGTTTATCTCCGTTGCGCTAAAGCAATGGGATAAGCGCAGAAAGCAATCTCGTCGGCAAAAAGCAGTAAGCGAATTTTACGATGCGTTTGACCTGTCCAGTATCGAACCTGGTACAACGGTTCGCCTAACGACTAAAGGCGATCTGACAAACATGATGTTTCGCCGGGAGGCCGCCAAATGAGCAACATCGACAAACAGGCGCGGGAGCAACTGGAAGCCGCAGAACGCCGCATGGCAGAACAAAGCGCGATTGTAGCTGCTGCTGAAAAACTGGTCCGTTGCAAAGGTCGTTATCACAGCGAACTGAACTACCGGGCGCTTGCAAAACTGTTTGGTGTCATTACGCCGGATTTACCACCACTTGAGCATGAAAACGTTCAATGCGCAGATGCTGCTGAAGGGTTTCGTATCGCGCTGGCATCGTTGGAATCCATGACACCAGAAGAGCGGGCGAAACATGACGCCAGTATAGAAGCATTCAAAGAGATGTTGCCGCAACCAGCACCGGTAGACAAAGAATTTATCCCTAAAAACCTGGACAAGGCGTTGGGTGTTGTTGGTGTTGCGTTACCTGAATCAAAGGAAGAGTTTAATTTCCAGATAGAGCGCTGGATACAGCGTCTCATTGATCGGGTTATTCGTTATGCCGATGAATTCAAAGAGCAGCCAGCGCCGGTAGTGCCGGATGAGTGCCCGGCTGAGTTATTGGCGTTCTGTGAGCAGGTGATTGATAGCCGTATCACCGCAAACGCAAAAGCTGATGAGCTATGGAACGACTGCCGCGATGCCATGCTTAATGGCGATACTTTTCGGGGAAACTCAATTTCGTCAACCAATAATTTTCGGGGAATCGCGGAAACGTCAACCAACTCTCAGGTAATTCCGGATGGCTGGATAAGCTGTAGTGAGCGGATGCCTGAGCAAGCTGCTTACATTTCAGCGGTGTCAAGGCATGGTGAATACGTAGCCGGGCAAGTTATTGACGACTGGCTAGACCTGCATGATGGAACATCATTCGGACTTGATGAGGTGTATCTATGGATGATGTTGCCTCCACTGCCAGCAGCACCACAAAAGGAGGTTAAGTGATGGGCGCCAAGAGGGAGAAGTTAGCATAAACATTAATCAAGGCTCTTATGGGCTTTTTATTCTATTATAAACGGACTTTTTTTGAGGGTGATACCATGAAGCCGAAGAAGCTAAATGCTGAGCAGCAATATCAAACAGACCTTGAATTGGTCAAGAAGAAGCCCGCAAATCGTACCGAGGCAAAAGCTCATTTGGCAGCGCAGTTACGGATTAGCAAGTACAAGGCGCAGAACTCTTCCAAAATTCGCGTTGGCAGTTTCAGGGGAAGAAAGAAGGTGCATTTCAGTAAGGCCGAAGAAGATGCCAGGGCGGCACTAAATAAAGCAAATGCCATTAGATTTTCTGAAGGGGAGGTTGAATCCGTTGATACAGATCGAATCTCTGAGAGTAATAAACGCTGGCGTGGGAGAACTGCTGACTAATGTCTGACTGGAATATTGCAGCACAATCAAAAGACAAGCAGGACAACGAGGCGCTCAGTTTTACCTACGAATACGCGTTTGCCCCGGAAAACCGCTACAAATACTAACCCGCTGAGGCGGTTTTTTTCGCCTAAAATCTGATATGAAACAACACGCTGGCCTTTGCAAAAAGTGCTATTCATCTCTTGAATATTCTTTCTAACAGGCATGCTGTGTTTATATACAGTAGTTAAATGTAGAGGGAATTATGAGAATTGAACTTGTTATCAGCCGGACAAAACAGCTTCCGGAAGGTGCCGTTCCTGCACTTGAAAAAGAATTAACTACCCGTCTCCAGAATCAGTATGAAAACTGCAACTTAACCATCCATCGAGGCAGTCAGGATGGTCTGAGTATCATCGGTGCCTCTGAGGGACTGGCGTATAGCAATGAGCCGTTTTATTATCGAGTTCGGTGACCGCCTGGACGGTCACTTCTGAGAAAAGGCGTTTACACAAAATGGTAAACAGGCTCTTGCACAAGCTAAGCCATTTCTGGAAAGTCTTCTTCAACTTTTTGCTCAATCGCTTCATGAAGGCTTTCTCGTTTGCTCTTCTCATCAAGCAAGGCCAGAGTCTGTCTGTACTCTGGTGCTTTGGCAAATTCTACAAACGCAGCATCAAAGCCAAGACTCTTAACCTTCTGCTCAACAGACTTCAGTGGTACGCGGAAAAACTCCTTGCGGTTATTAATGAGGTTTACTCGGTGAGCTGAGAACTCATTATGCAGACTAGCCTCCAGAGCAGGAGCGTCATCAGAATAGATAAGTGCATGAATATCGAACTTGAACGGCACAGATGCTGAGCCAAGCTCATTGACTCTCTCTTCAGGCTCCAGCCTTCTGGTTAACCCAATCTTATATACACCTTCGCCAAATGCACCCACATTTGAGATAACATATACATGGCCACTGCGGGTGAGTTGAGCCTGGGATTTTGCTCGTTCTGAAAGCTTCCTGGCCTCTTCAAGTTGCTGCTCAAGCTCAGCGATTCTTTGTTCAATTTGTTCTTTTTCTGTACTTGTTGCTTTCTCAAGTTCCTTGCGAGCCCGCTCCATCGCTTTTTCGAAGTCACGTTCTGCCTTCTGCTCCTCGCGGATGGCCTTTTCATATTCTCTTTGCGCTTTTTCCTCTTCGCGCTGCAACTCACGTTCTTCTCTTAGTATTTCTCGCTCATCTTGCAGCTTCAGCTCCTTTTCATGACAGAGCAGAAGCTCTTCAAGGCGGAGGTTAAGATAATCATACGTGATTCTAATATTCATGGACTCGCCGAACTTATTGATAGCATCGAAAGCGCTCTCAATTCGCTTCTGTAGTTGTTCAACATTACCGGCTTTTATTTTGGCAATCGCTGCATCGCACTCGCTATTGAACGCCCTGACAAGCAGCTTCACGTAGCGTTTAACCATTTTTTTGCCTTCCGCTTTACTGCCATTGACCTGCCAGTCGATGCTGAAATCACATGCAGCATTTTGCCTCAACAGGATCTTTTGCCTTTCTTTATTTTTGGTAATGGCTTCCTGATAAGCGGCTGAATCATGATAATCGAAGGTTGGCTCATATACGCCATAATCAATCATTGAAGCAGCATCACTAACACTGGATAGCTTTTCAGTTAGCTCTATGAGAAGAGCCCGTTTTTCTCTGTACTCTGACTTCAAAGCGGCCAGTTCTGCTTCATGGATAGAAAGAGCCTCCTGCACTGCCTTTTCTTTTTTGTCAAGTTCGGAGCTTTTTTCGTTAACCTCTTTGTCGAATGCTTTACGCTTCCCTTCAATTTCTTGCTGAATGCTTTGTCTGGCACTTTCCTCATCATCAGATAATTTTTTTCTGAAGGATTTTTCCTCTTCATCAAGTTGATTGCGCAACCTTAATTCTTCTGCCTCAAGATCTACAATCTTACTGAACCTCTCCATATCAGAATCATGTTTCTTTTTCTGTGATTTGAGTTTGATAAAACAGATTAGCAGAATAATTAAAAGCAGCAGAATGCAACCAAGAAGACCCCAAACCATGCCTATTTCCTCTCTCCTGAGTTAATAGGCATATGGTAACAAAGCATCAAAAAACGATCATTACATAACCAATGCAAATATTACGCACTAGCGGTAGTGAACTACTAATGTAGCGAAGCCCCTGTGGCGGCAACCACATGGGCTTCTGATTTGTCCAAATCCATGCATAGGATAATAGACAGACATGGAAACTGTAGAAAATAGAGTTACGACAATCACTAATGGGTATTCGGGATAAGTAGTTGTTAAAGATCTTTTGCATAGATCTGCAATTCATTTTTATAGACAGTGAAAGTTGTTGTTGACCTCCTGATCTGGTTCCTATAATGTTTGTTTCACGAGGCGTCGAAACCTCTTCTCAGTGCGGTCAGAACCAACCCCGATAGTGTTGGCTTTTTTATGTCTGTCATTCAGTGAACGCATAGCGCGGTCACGTCCCGCTCAATGTCGGGAGGGCGACTAATACAACACCCGTAAGGGAAATAAGTCCGCGGTCTCACTGAGCCGTTTCGAACCTCCCGGCACCACTCCGATAGTGGTAATTCGAAAAAATCAGTGAGGTCATCATGACTAACCATTCTCCAGTAGAAAATCTGCCAGTTGTCACCTACAACACTCTTCCGGTGGTCACCACCGATATGTTGGCTCAGGTTTATGGCACTGAAACTATTCGCATCCAGCAAAACCACAAGCGCAATGATGAGCGGTTTATTGAGGGCAAACACTTCTTTAAGCTGGAAGGTACTAAACTAAAAGCATTTAAGAACAGACTATCTTTAAGCGAGTCTGTTGGTAAACGCGCTCGTAGCCTTGTTCTCTGGACAGAACGCGGCGCTGCCCGCCATGCTAAAATGCTCGAAACCGATCAGGCATGGGAAGTTTTCGAAAAACTGGAAGACTGCTATTTCAGCCAGAAGCAACAAACCCCAACTCGCCAGGTATCCCCGACCATCGATATGATGAACATCGATCTTCTCATTCAGATCAGCGATGGTAACGTCAAAGACATTCGGCAGGTTGGCTCTGATATGTTTGTCGGTAAGGTAGACCAAATTCTGAGCGGCTTGCGTGAAAGTGGCTGGATCGTTATCAAGCGCGAATTGTTGGCCGAAAAATTGGCTACATGGTGATAGTGCATGTTCCAATATAACCCGCTCCATTGCTGAGGAATCCTCAGCGCTTCGGCGGGTTTTTCCGCCTAAAATCTGATATGAAACAACATGCTAGCTTTTGCAAAAAGTGCTATTCACCTCTTGAATATTCTTTCTAACAGGTATGCTGTGTTTATATACAGTGGTTAAATGTAGAGGGAATTATGAGAATTGAACTTGTTATCAGCCGGACAAAACAGCTTCCGGAAGGTGCCGTTCCTGCACTTGAAAAAGAATTAATTACCCGTCTCCAGAATCAGTATGAAAACTGCAACTTAACCATCCGTCGAGGCAGTCAGGATGGTCTGAGTATCGTCGGTGCTGCTGATGGCGATAAAAAACGTATACAGAGCATCCTGCAGGAAACGTGGGAAAGCGCTGACGACTGGTTTTATTAACATTGCGCTTAATGCTGGCGCGCATTTTTCAGAATACCGCAATTTGCGTATCCCTTTGATGCTGCTGCCGACAATTTTTAACCGCGTCTGTACATCGCCTGAAGGGAGAACAAAAATTGAGTAATTCAGCTTTGCAAAAGTCAGAAGATAGCTGGTATGACATTGTAAGAAGATCTGATGGCTGCGTGGTGTTTAGCTTTCCATCATCAGGCAGGCATCTTATCTATCGTGTAAATGGCATGGTATCTATGCGTCCTTTGCTGGATGATGAAGAAGTTTTTACTCCCAACGGTTTTATGCATTTTATTCGCCGTCTCGGCTACCGGGTAACACCACCTTCTGATAATATGAAATCAACGGCCTGAACAACCGTTAACCTTCTGCGCCACGGAGAATACCATGGCGCACGAATTACAACTTATCAAGCAGTCATCTGGAATTCTGATCCCCGCAACGCCGGAGACCAGTGATATTCTGCAATCAAAAATCAAACTCGGCGCCGTGCTGGTGGCTGAGTTCCGTCAGGTGAGGAATCCTGCATTCCATCGCCGCTTTTTCGCGTTGCTTAATCTTGGGTTTGAATACTGGGAACCCACCGGCGGCGCCATTTCTGCCAATGAACGCAAACTGGTAAACGGTTATGCAAAGTTTCTCGCTGCATATGGCGGGAATGAGGGCGCATTACTGGATGCGGCTGAACAGTATCTGGAACAGATTGCAAACCGCCGGGTAACAAACGGGATTAGCCTGTGTAAATCATTCGATGCCTACCGCGCATGGGTGACGGTTGAGGCTGGTCACTATGACGCCATCCAGCTACCGGACGGCACCCTTCGCAAACATCCCCGCAGCATCGCTTTTTCCAGCATGGATGAGGTCGAATTTCAGCTGTTGTATAAATCCGCGCTTGATGTGCTCTGGCGGTGGATTTTATCACGTACATTTCGTACTCAGCGCGAGGCCGAGAACGCCGCCGCCCAGCTCATGAGCTTTGCGGGGTGATGGCGATGAAATACTCCTGGTTCCATCATCACGACTGCACAACCGAGCAGGCCGACACGCTGGTATCGGATTATCAGAAGCGGGGCGTAAGGACAGAAAAGAGCCTGAACCCTGACTTCATTACCTGGACTGTCAGCGCGAAATTACCTGAATATGCACACCGGGTGCGGACGCCAAAATCCTTACGCCAAAAGGTCTGGGGGTGAACATGGCTAAATTACCGTGCCGCTGAGAAAAAAGAACGCGCCGCCTGGCGCCAGCGGAAAGCCGCGGTTAAGCCGCTGAAACACTGGATTGACTTGACGCAGCGCGCCGTAAATGACATTTGCCGCGAAACCGAACTGGCAGAAGGACTCGGTTGCATCTCCTGTGGAACGAAGACGGCATTCGCATGGCATGCAGGCCATTACAGGAGTACGGCCGCCGCCGGGCATCTGCGCTTCACTCGCTTCAACATCCATCTTCAGTGTGATGTCTGCAACGTCTACAAATCAGGGAACATCGAAGCATATCGTACTGCGCTGGTTGAGCGTTACGGTGAGGCGGCGGTGGTGGCACTCGAGAACAATAACACCCCGCACCGCTGGACGGTCGAGGAGCTGAAGAAAATCAGGCTCGCGGCTCTGGCGGATCTGCGTGCGCTAAAAAAGCTGGAGGCCGCATGAAACCAGAACTGATCGAGATACTCCGCATGCGCTGGTTGCGTCTCCGAATTTATCGCCGTCCGGGGTCGGTGTTGGTTGACTACCGCATCCTGCGCAATTTTATTCGTATTTATCAGTTCACAGGATTTACTCAATGAACACTCAATACCTCCAGTATGTACGTGAGCAGCTAATGGTAGCGACAGCCGATTTAAGCGGGGAGACTAAAGGGCAGCTTTTGGCCTGGCTGGAGAACGCGCAATTCGACATGAAAAACTATCCCCGAAAAAAACAGCGTATCTGGGACGAGGAAACAGAAAGCTGGATAACGTTAAATAACCCGCCAATCCCCGGCAAGCAGTCGCTGGCGAAAGGAAGCGCTATCCCGCTGGTGAAGCCTGTGGAATATTCCACTGCCTCATGGCGCCGGGCGGTTCTTTCACTCGATGAACACTACAAGGCGTGGTTGTTGTGGAATTACAGTGAGAATACCTGCTGGGAACACCAGGTCGAAATAACACAGTGGGCCTGGGAGCAATTCAGCCAGCAACTGAAGGGTAAGCGGGTAGCTAAAAAGACTATTGACCGCCTGCGCCATCTTATCTGGCTTGCAGCGCAGGATGTGAAAGCGGAATTAGCTGGCCGTGATGTCTATAAGTATGGTGATCTCGCTGCACTGGTGGGCGTTAACAAAACAAACTGGTCTCAAAATTACGTGGAACATTATGACGCAATGACCAGACTGTATAAGAGATTAGACTCCCAGGCGCTACATCACGTTGTACAATCACGTTCACAGCAAAAAGCAGCAAATTATCAGCAATGTATTGCATAAATGAACTAATTACCATATATTTTATGTAAATCTGATATCATCGCCATAGCTTCAATCGTCGACTAAACAAATTCAAGCCCTGCGGATAACACCGCGGGGCTTTTGCGTTTCTGGAGGGGATCAATTACTAAATTCGTAGGCGATTCTTGAAGGTGCTGCGTGGCCCATCTCTTTTAAAATAATATTGGTATACTCGACTACCGGGCCTCTTGGATTACTGTCTTCTTTGTCCTGAAGGTGAGTCAACGCGTGTACTACTTCATGAATAAATGAGCGTGTTGTATCAAATTGTTGTGGGCCATCATTACTTTCATAGTACTCTGGTATTGAATCATTGTTTGTATCATCCAGGTTGAGGGCAATCACTTTTCTGCCTTCTGAACTCTCCAGGTCCTCATCAGTTACGGTAGTACCAAAGTTTTCTCCGGCTCCCAGCAACCAGCGTTGTTCTACATCATGCAATACCTGATCGTAGGCATAATTCATCAGTCTGCGGAATGTCCCGCTTTGAGTGTATGCATCTTCAAGTATGCGTGATAGCACCTCACGGCATTCATCATAGGTATCATCATCAATTTCGATATCAGGATCCATTCCTCCTGGTCCAGAGATAAGGTATTCAGCAAGACACATTGGTTCCAGTCTGGCTTTATCATCGGTAGCAAGACCATCATGTTGGAGGCGTAATTGCGAAGGATTATCTTGGTGTTCTGGAAGGTCTGGAAATACCTTGCTGTCATGAGGATGGGATAATCCATATGTTGACATCATATTATTGATAAATATTGGTTTAATTCCCGTTGGCATGATGAGTTACACATCCTTTTTATTACATGGAATTAACATTCTATAAATAGCATGTTTTTGTCAAACAGAATTCACTCAGCACGCAATCAATTAAGCTAAAAGCTAAATTTGCAGTATTTGTGCCTCACCTCCATTAAAATTGTACTCTGCGTGATTTTACTTTCAGATTCTGCAACCACAGGCAATCCTGTTTTACAAGATATTAAACCCTGCAACCCAACCATTTCACTCACTCTAGTTACCATCCGAAATCATCGGAGGTGAGGCTTATGAAAATGAATGACAAGACTCCTGAATTCTGGGCTGCGGTTTTGACCGGACTCAAAAATGCGTGGCCCCAGATACTTGGGGCGTTAATGGCCGGACTCATTGCCTACGGCCGACTTATATACGACGGCGCCACCCGTAAAAATAAATGGCTTGAGGGCGTCCTGTGTGGCGCTCTTTCCTTATGTGTCACCAGTGCGCTTGATGTGGTAGGCCTGCCGGTTTCCATTTCGCCTTTTGTTGGCGGAATTATTGGTTTTGTCGGTGTGGACAAGCTGCGCGAAATCGCAATTAGCGCACTCAAAAAACGTGCAGGGGTTAATGATGAGAATCAGTGAAAAAGGCATTACCCTAATCAAAGAGTTTGAAGGTTGTAGCCTGACAGCTTATCCGGACCCGGGAACGGGGGGAGAGCCCTGGACGATTGGTTATGGCTGGACCCACTCTGTTGACGGTAAGCCAGTTAAGCCCGGAATGATGATTGACGAGGCTACTGCCGAGCGCTTGCTTAAAACTGGTTTAGTCGGTTATGAAAATGATGTGTCCAAACTGGTTAAGGTCAAGTTGACGCAAGGCCAGTTTGATGCGCTGGTGTCGTTCGCGTACAACCTCGGAGCCCGGACATTATCCACATCAACTCTACTGCGGAAGCTAAACGCTGGTGATTACGCTGGCGCCGCTGATGAGTTCCTGCGCTGGAATAAGGCTGGTGGCAAAGTACTGAACGGGCTTACGCGTCGGCGTGAGGCGGAGCGTGCTCTGTTCCTGTCATGATGTTCAACTGGAAAACGATGTTTATTGGCCTGTTGCTCGTCTCTCTAATGGTTTTCGGTCGGCTGGTAAATCACTACCGCAATAACGCTATCACTTACAAGTACCAGCGTGATACTGCTACTCACAACCTGAAGCTGGCGAACGAGACAATTACCGACATGACGAAGCGCCAGCGTGACGTTGCCGTCCTCGATGCAAAATACACAAAGGAACTAGCTGATGCACAAAACAGGAATACTGATTTGCAGCGCCGCCTTGCTGCTGGTGGCCGGGTGCGTGTCGAAGGACGCTGTACAGTGCCAACCACAACCAAAACCGCCAGTACCCGCCGCGTGGGCAATGCTGCCACCGTCGAACTCTCTCCAGGTGCTGGACAAAACGTTCTCGATATCCGCGCCGGAATCATCAGCGACCAGGAAAAACTGAAGTATTTGCAGGAGTACATCCGGACGCAATGTCTGAAATAAAAGACCCGGAGATGGACACCTGCATCTCCGGGCGGAAGACAAACATGTTCAGAATCGTCATTAAAAGCACGCCATGAAATCTTATTTAGTTGTTTCTGGAGACTATAACCAGTGAAATAATCCCCAGATGATTTGTGATATAACATAACAAAACATTAGCCAGTCTGACCACTGGCTTTTTTACATCTGTCAACGAACCCCGGACAAAATGACCGGGCAGAACTGAAACCTGATAACAAGGAAAATTAATGAAGGCAAAATTATTCGTACTGGCCTTGGTATGTGTGTCCCTCGCCGGTTGTACAACGCTTTATTATCGGTAATGACTATGCGCCGTATATTAGCCACCGCTGCCGCACTTTGTCTTGGCGGCTGCATTACTGTGTATGGTCCGGTTAAAACAGGAGGGCAGCAACAGCAGGACAGCCAGGCCGGGCAGCAGCCAGGGATGAGCGAACAGATATCGACCTCATTCATCGGTAACCGTAAACCGGATGAGTTGCTGAATGCCGTGGCGCTGTATTTCAGGGAGAAGGCCATCACAGCCAGTGTTAATGACCAGACCACAGGGATTATCGCCGGTACCGGGGATGACCCGGAACTGAGCTCGTTGTATCTGGACTGTTCACTGTTACCGCAGACACAAAATATACAGGAGCATTACCGTATCGTCGCGCAGGTCTGGAGTGCCGGTGAAGGCAGTAATGTTTCGGTAATGGTGACAGGCACTGCCGGACTGGATACTGCCGATGGTAACGATAAGGTGAAGCCGGTGGAGTGTAAAAGTACCGGGATATTTGAGAAGGATTTGCTGGAACGGTTACGTAAGTAAGCATTACAGCAGGGGCTAATCCGTGGGAGGACATCAATCTTTACGGGTCCTTTCCGGCAGTCAGGGACATTACGGGGCGGCAGCGTCGCAGGATTTCACTCCTTATGAAAATTTTCAGGGAAAAGCCAGATCCGTTCTTCTTATCGTTTATTTCCTGTTTTTAAAGGTTTTTTTAGGAAAAAGAAAGGATAGGCGGTACGTGGTTTCGAGATCAATTTACGTCCCCTTTTTCAGGGGTTCCCCTTCACATATCCACGTGCAACTCCCCATCCGTAAACACGGCTAAGGCTCGCGAGCTGTGTCTTACTTTTCAGCCTTCTCTTGCCCATAAAAATTCTGATGTGTTCTGTTTTTACCGTGTCTGCACGCATTTTCCCAAAAACAGCCAGCAGATTACGCTGGTGCTGGTGATACTCTTTTTGAGTTCGTGGTGCTGGCTCGGTACTGGCATTTTATCGGGGAAATTACCGGGAAGTGAAATCTGCATGAAAATGGAATACCAGGAAGGAGGAGCTGAGTCCCGTATGAAACTACGTGTGAATAATCAGCAGACTAAATGGAATGTGTCCTAAATATGATTGAAAGCGTTGCATTAAAGATATTAAAACCTTGAGGATATTTAAGTATCAGCACTGGATGGATGCTAGTGAGATGATGTGAGGTATCTTTTTAAAAGAAATTAATAGCTGCTGTATTTTTGATATTAATAATATAAAAGGAAATAAAATATGCCATTAAGTTTTCCAAATGTACGTTTACATACCTTTGATGGGTACATAGAAACATATCCTTTGGATATGCTCGACAGTATACGTAATGCAGCCAGACCTCCTGATGGCGGGACTGGGCCGACTGAAATTCAGGTGCAACTATGTGATGTGCTATACCAGGTATGCCATAGGCCCGATAAAGGCTTATTTAAAGTGGTTCCGTTGTGTGAGCCGGGGCTGGAGCATAGTTCTCGTCAGGCAAGGGAGACCAATGCAAAAAAGCTGGCAAACGAATTAAACATTTCATGGAAGATTGATTTATGTAATTTTCGGGTTGATGCAGGAAGTTTTGCATGTTCTGAAGAATATTTAACATGTCCGATAACGATGGCTATTCCAACAAACGGTATTTTTGTTAAAGCATCATCACGTTCAGATGTTTGTCACTTATTTGATAAAGAGGCATTCTTCGACGTATGTCCCTGGAGTTAAAACATCCTTTGAGTCAGGAGCCTATCCGTGGTAATATGATAGTTAGAAAGAGCGAATGTTATTTTAATACCGAGCGTGGTTGTTTTACCTTAAGATAGAATCTGATTAAACATTATCAGATGAATATGAACTTTGTACGAACTGGCGGAGGCGGCTGTCTTCACGGCTTACGAGTCTGAGGAGTAAGAGACCCGGCAGCGAGAAATCCCTGCCACCTCTGATGTAACAAGTACTTCAATGCACCCGTACTTAACCCGCTGGGCGGGTTGGCGGGAGGGTAGATGACTAGTCCTGATATAGGTTGACAGTTTTTTGTCTGTAAAACGCCTGATGAACATCATCGGCGTTTTGTATTTCAGGGCCAGGTGTGGCCGTTCATGGTTATAAATTGCCACGGACTCTTTTACCATTTCCCGGGCTTGTGCCAGGTCTGCAGGACGCGAGAGTAAAAACTCATTTTTAAGTATCCCGTTTATTCTCTCAGCCAGCGCATTCTGGTAGCAGTCGTAACCATCGGTCATTGAACAGGTTATTCCGTTTCGCTCATGAACTGACTTATAAAGTACCGAACAGTATTGCAGTCCTCTGTCAGAGTGATGTACCAGCGGACCTGTCGTTTTTCTCCGCCTCAAAGCCTGCCTGAACGCCTTTACCACATTTTCAGTCTGCAGGTTTTCCCCCACATGGTAACCCACGATTTTTCTGGAGCAGGCATCGGTGACCAGACTCAGACAGGCCGTGCCGCTGCGTAGTGGAAGGTAAGTAATATCGGCGACCCAGACCTGCTCTGGCTCAAGGGCGGTAACCTGTTCAGGGCCGGGTTTCAGCAGATTAGGATGCCGGTAAAAGCGATGATGGCTGTTGGTGGTTTTGTGATATGCCCGTTTCACGGGTACCAGGAGCCGGTATTCACCCAGCAGGTTAAACAGACGGTCCCGTCCGATATTCAGCGTCTTATCAGCCTGCAGATTCAGCAGATAGTGCAGTTTACGCGTACCGATTCGCGGCTGACGGCACCGGGTACGGGCAACAAAATCAAGAACCTGAGCATGATGCTCCAGCCGTTTATTACATCTTGTATTGTACTGGTACCACGCCTGTCTGCTGTGCCCCAGGAACTGACATGCACGCGTAACTGTTATTTTGGGGGCCTGACTTTGCGTGAGGACTTGCCGGGCCGCTTTTTTACAACACTTACCCCGTAA